GCAATGTCCCAGGCTACGTTCGATCCCCAGACCTCTCTCATCCCAGAACCGGCCCCTTGGTCCTCGAGAACCGTTCCACCGTCCAGGTCGAAGCCGGCCGTACCATGACGGGCCGGGACATGGAGGAAGGCGAAGGCAAGCGTGGTCAGTTGGGGGTTGGTAAGACCTACAGTGCCGTCCACCTATCAGAATTAGCTTTGTGGCCCTACCCAGAAATGATGGACAGCTCTCTGCTCCCAGCCATCCCCAGAGCCCGTCGCACCTTCTGTGTCCGTGAGTCCACCGCCCAGGGCCGCAACAACTACTGGCACACCCAGTGGCAACTAGATGTCGCAGGCAAGAACCGGTTCAAGCCCGTCTTCATCCCCTGGGGCATCGACCCGCACAAGTACTGGATGCCCTACCCAGCCGACTGGTCTCCCAGCCCCAAGACCGTGGCCTACGTCGAACGGGCCGAGGCCGCTGCTCCCAAGTGGCTCTTCGGGGACAAGATCAACCTCACCAAGGAACAGATCTACTGGTATGAAACCGAGCGTGCCGCCGCCGAGGCCCGTGACAGCTTCGAGCCAGGTGCCCTGGCTGACTTCCTGGCCAACTACCCCGCCGAGCCCGAGGAGTCCTTCCAGCACAGTGGCCGCAGCATCTTCGGCCCAGCCCTGATCGAAAGGCTTCGTGCGTACAGCAAGCCAATCGTGGCGGCCATCAGCATCCAACCAGCCATGGACATCGCCCGCTTGCGCCGTGGGGAGTTGTAAGACATTCGGCATGTAGGTTGTAGACTGTCCTTGTGAACGACCAGGACCACTTCTCTCTCCCCGGTGGCTACGGCATGCGCCGGCTATCGGTCAAGGAGTTCCATAGCCTCGGACAAGGTTTGGAAGGCCTCCTCGACCATCTCCTGGTCTTCGAACCGCCTCGACGTAAGCCCCAGCACAGACAATTTCGCTACGTCTTAGGCGTAGATGTCTCGGACGGCATAGGAGGCGACCGATCAGTCGTTGATGTCCTCCGCTTCCCAACCATCGAGGAACCCAGCGAGCAGGTCGCCCAGTACGTCCCCAATACCCTCAGCCCAGCCGACTTCGCGCCCATCGTTGACTGCATCGGCCGCTGGTATATCGACGACGACGGCTACGAGGCCCTGGCCACCATCGAGATCAACAACCACGGCCTCTCGACCCAGGATCTCCTCCAGAAGCACTACGGCTACACCCATCTCTACCGCTGGCAGTACGCCGACAAGGCCAGCCTCGACCGCCGCTTCAGTCAAGCCATTGGCTGGGTGACGAACCAGAACAGCCGCAAAGTCCTTCTATCAAGTGGCCTCAATGCCCTGAAGCAGTTCGATCCCGTCACCGGCCGTCCCAATCTCATCCTCCACAGCCCCTTTACCTTCGAGGACCTGGCCGACTTCGCCAGCCCGACCGGCTTCCTCGCAGACGCCGAGGCTACGAGTGGCAACCATGACGACTGTGTGATGAGCCTGTTCATCGCCAACATCGCCATCGAACAGGCCCTGATTGGTGAGTCCGAGCCGCTCGCCGATCGCCGCCACCGTCTCCAGCTCGAACGCTCCGCCCGAGACAAGGCAGCTACGCAAAGTCGTGACTGGCGCAACACCGACGCCTCTGCTCAGGAAGCAAATCTTGGACTTCTAGATGGCGATCTGGGTATGCTGACCGAAGACGAGGTCCAAGAATTAGCAGAGGGGCTGTTGTATGAAGATCACTACAGCTGAGGTACAGGATCCATTGGCTTACAGGATGGATGGTCATGAAGATCATTACTCTTGAACCCACACAGTACTGTCTCTTCTGCGACAAACCCTATGACGGCAATCATCAGCACCTCCGCTGGGTCAAGGCCTCCGACCAGCCCCGTCCCATTGCCAAGTGTCTTTACACCCCAGAACAAGGTGATCGAGGCCGCAACGGTGACGGAGGGGTGACCACCAGGGTCTTGTAGTCCTTGTCGTCCCAGAAAGCCCATCTATGCGAATCACCATCCCCGACGAACTCGCCGACCTTCTCCAGGCCCTCGCTCCCAAGAAACAGGTCGAGGACATCGCCATCACGCAGCTCAAACGCTTCCTCTCCATCAGCCCACGTGAGCACATCTTGGTAATACGAGACGCTGAGCGCAAGAAGCTCGAAGATGTCTTCCAGGTTCCAGCGCTCAAGAACGCCCAGGACATCCTCGATGCCGTCCAGAAGCAGCACCGGATGACCTTCGCGGGTGTAGACATTGACTACAGCCCCGCCCAGCTCCGAGAGATCGAACGTCGAGCCAGGAAGAACAGGCGCCCGATGGAAGACGAGATCAAGGACATCGCCAAGGAAACGGCTCGGCTAATGCTTCAGGAGGTCTAGTATGGCCCTCCACGATTACGCATGCCCTTGCTGTCACCACATCGAGCGGGACGTCAACGTCTCCATCGAGATCGGTGCCCAGGCCGGGGCTCCCTACTGTCCTCAGCACACTGACCCGCCGACCGTCATGGAGTGGATCCCGAAGGTCGGCCGTATGGATGCCTACGAGCCCTTTCAAGAATTTGTGACCCAAGACTGCTACGGTCGTCAGGTCACTGTCGAGTCCATGCGAAAGCTCCGCCAGCTCGAAGAGGAGTCCCAACGCGAGTATGCCAACGGTCCCCGTGACGCTGTCGGCAACCCCGTGGCCCAGATGCAGATCTGGCGCGACTACAGCCAGGACAAGTCCAACAGGGACGTCCACACCTTCGCCAAGCAGCTCGACCGTCCCATGGACATGCAGCAGGACCGTCTCGAAGCCAAGGGCAAGAAGCACAACACCGATGAAGGTGGGATGGAGCAGGTTCACAAGGGTGATGTGCCCTTCAGTGCCGGGGATGTACTAGGGGAGTAGAACAGGTAAGGTACAAACTGTGGCTGAGTTCTCAGATTCCATGATCGATGGCCTCCCTAAGGCCTCCAGCGACACCCTGGCCCATGGCGACCCTCGCATCCTGGGTTGGCTCACCGAGGCCGAGGACGAAGGCGACCGCATCAATCGGGACGATCCCAACTACGACACCTTCGACACCGCCATGCGGTATGTGGCCGGGGATCAGCGTAAACGTACCGACCGGGGCAGTCCCAACTATGTCCCCCGTGTCACCATCAACGAGTCCCGTAAAGCTGTACAAGCCCACGTCGCCACGCTCACAGATCTCAAACCGGTCTTCGCCTACAAAACCGAGAATCCTGCCTTCAAGTTCCACGCCCATATCCTCAACCAGCGCACCATCAACTGGTGGGTCACCACGATGGCCGACCTTGCCCTGGGTGACGCGGTGAAGTATGCCGTGGTCGGAGGCACAGGTGACGTAGGAGTTGAGTGGGATCCCCATCTCGGCCTGGGTGGTGACAATGTCCTCATCGCCCGTGACCCCCGGGACACCCTCCCCATCCGTCCGGGTAACCAACGCAACCTCCAGCTCTGGCAAGGTGTCACCCTCCGTGAGGAGCTTCCCATCAACGTCCTCCGTGTGAAGTGGCCCACCAAGCAGCACCTCTTCATCAAGACCAGCCCCGACGGCGTCCTGACCAAGCTCAAGGGCCGACTTCGTTCGGTCGTCCATCAGCTGCAACGTCCGGTCGGCGACACCCTCTCCGGTCTGGACGACAACGTCGCAGCCAATCCGCGCCTCCCATCGGGCGGGGTCATTGTCCGCCGTACCTACTTGATGGACCTGACCCGGAACATGACCACCAAGCCCCTCACCATGGGTCCCCCAGGCACCAACTGGGCCTATGTGGTTCAACCCGGCGATCTGCTCTACCCCCGCAAGAGGCTGGCGGTCTGGACCGAGTCCGGCATCATCTACGACGGTCCCAACCCCTACTGGCACGGGATGTATCCCCTGGCCCGTCTCACCTTGTGGGATCTCCCCTGGCTCCGTCTCGGCGTCTCGATCATGAACGACACCCTGGAGCTCCAGGACCACATCAACGATACGAGCCAGAACATCGCCATCGGCCTCAATAAGTGGATGAAGCCCACCGTGGCCTTCGACCGCCAGGCCGTCAGCGAAACCTTCATGAAGCTCTACGACCCGAGAAAGGAAAACACCCGGGTCAAGCTCAACGCCGGCTTCGGCGAGGGCTTCCGTCACGTCGATGGACCCAACCCCCAGGTCTTGGCCCTGGCGGCCGACTGGTGGGACCGGATGATCGCCAAGCACAACGACCTCACTAGCACCAGCAACCTCGAAGCCCTGCTCCAGCTGCGTCAGGTCCCCGGCGCCGACACCATCCAGAAGTTCCAGGAAGCGATGACGCCCCAGATCCGTCAGGAGGCTCGCCAACTCGAATCCTTCCTTCGCACTCCAGCCGAGATGGTCAAGGTCAACTGGTTTCAGTACGAAACAAAGTCCCGCTGGAAGGGCCTCATCGGTGACGTCGGTGAAGTGTTCGGCGACTTCGACTTCGACCCGAACACCTTCATCCCGGCCCTCGACAAGTCTCAGCCCGAATACGTCCCCGAGCTCGACACCAGTCTCAGCCATGAGCGCCGCGCACAGTTCTTCCACAAGCTGTTCCAGTTCACCATCAGCCCGAACTCGATCATCGCCCTGGCCGCCCAGGAACAGAAAATGCTCCGTTTCCAACTGGCCCGCCAAGGCTATCTCGACTTCTGGACCCTTCTGGACAGTCTCGAAATCGGCAACGTGGGCACCCCCCCGCCCATCCCTCTGCCTCCGTTACGTCTCCCAGACGATCCCAACGAGATCCTGGCTAACATGGCCATCCCAGGCGTCAATCCGGGTGGGAAGTACATCATGGACCCCAACTCTGGACAGCTCTTGGAGATCCGCGTCCCCCAGTCCATCACCGAGCGTTTGATGGCCCAGGCTCTACTCGGCATTGGCCAAACCGTGAACCCAGCCGGCCGCAAGGCTGCAGGTGAGCAAGCCCCTCGCACCGAGATGAAAGACGGCGGCACCCGACCCGTCACAACCGAAAGTAGTGAAAGTTGATCTGATGACCTTCGCCGAGGCGGTCGGCCATCTCGCCCTCTGCACCCTGCGTCACCAGGATCACCTCCCTCCAGATCTCGAACACGACATCGTCGGTGCCCTCTACCCCCAGCACCGGGTCCTCGACCAATTTTCCATGCGCCTCAAGGTCCTCGCCAGCCTCCAGGCCCTCCACGACGACATCTGCCCCGACAAGCCGGAGAACCGACCCCAGTAAATTCCGTATACTTTGTCTGTGCGTAGGTTCAGTTTCGCCTCATCCCGTGCAGAACTCGTCATGGAGCTGAGCAAGAACCCTCGCCAGTTCCCCGCATGTATCGACTACCTCAAGGACCAGCGCTACACAGGCCAAGTTTTGATCGACTTCCACCGTGGCCAGCCCAAGTTCGTGGCCTTCCCTTCTATTGAACGTGTCCCTATCGCTCCCACCCAGCCAATGCCGCCTACACAATCCAAAACCCCTTCCCAATAACCAGTTACATAACCAGCTTACGCTGTGTTGTACTTGACGCACCCTACCCACTAGTTCCAAACTAAACCCAGATTCGGCCCTAGTTGTGTCCCCCACGCGAACAAGGGGACGAAACACAGCCCGCCGAGATGCCAGCAGTGGTGTCTCTGAGCGGGCTTTTTGTTTTGTACGGCCGATCCAAGAAGTTATCCATGCCTATCAAAGGTGCCCGCTACCGAGTCAAGACCACTGCATCAGGCAAGAAGGTCCGTCTGGCTTTCAAGGGCAACAAGGTGGTCGAGGCCAAGAATTTGAAATCAGGTGCCACGCACACCCCTCGTGAGTTCGCCGCCGACCGCCGCCGATCATCCCGCTCCAGCAGAAGGAGTTCCCGGTAAATGCCACAACCTTCAGCCCGTCCTGACCCTTTCTCCGTCGGCATGGCCCCAACCGGCGCCCTGGATGGACCACCGCCGACTCCCATGGCTGAGCAAGCACAGACAGCTCCCATGGGACTCTCCGGCTTGGCTCCCCAGGCACCTCCAGTCGGCCTGCCCCAGGAAGTCATGGCAGGCATCAGTACTGCCGCCGAAGATGTGATGGCCAAGATCGAGGGCATCGTGGCCACCATTGCCACCGCACATCCCGATCTCAGCCCCGATTTCGACGTCGTCTTGTTCGCCCTACAACGTGCGTTACAAAAGCTGGCTGCGGCCCAAGGGTCCCCCACCGCCACCAGCCCCACAGCCGCCGGATCCGGATTCCCCGGAGGCGGCCTCTCACAGGCGGGACCCCCAGCGTAAGGCATGTCCAGTAGCCATCCCTCTACCGGACCCTTTCCAGGAAGGTAGTCGAACATGCCCAAGTCCAAGGAAGACAAACAACAGATCGCCAAGGAGTTCCTTGATGGGTTGCTGTTGACCCTGCCGGAAGACCAACGTGGTCAGGCACAAGAGATCTTCAACCAGTACACCTCGGCCGAGGCCGCTGCGGAACACATCTCCAGCCACGTCCTTCGTCAACAGGACTACAGCCGGAAGATGAACGAAGGGCAAGCCGAGATTCAGTCCGAGCGGGACAAGCTGGCCGACCAGTTGGCCGCCCTTCAGCAGGAACGTCAACAGGTCAATGAATGGTGGGAAGTCAACAGGGAAGCCTTGGTCGACTACCGCAACATCAAGAGTGGACAGCCGACTAATACCAAGGAGACTTCCATGTCTGGCAACACCAAGCCCCAGCCCAGCCCCTCCACCCTCACCAAAGAGGAACTCGACCGACAGCTCCAGGAGCGTTTCAACAAGTTCGGCGAGGAAGCCTTGCCGGTGATTGAAATCTACAACGTCCTCGGTGCCAAGCACATGCACACGTTCAACGAGCCGCTCGGCCTCGAGGACTGGACCAAGGTACGCAGCCACCCCAAGGCCCGTGAGGCCGGTCTTGAAGCTGCCTATAACGAGGTCTTCAGATCTCGTTACGACGAGCTCCGTACCAAGGCCGAAGAAGACAAACTCGAAGCCGCCCGCGAAGAGGGCCGTAAGCAAGCCCGGGAAGAGATGGCCAAACAGGGACCCCCCTACGCCTTCAGTGGGGCCATGCCCTCCATCCCCCTGGACATCCTCGAGCAGCCCGAAACGGCGCTCAAGGAAGCCCAGGACGCCCTCGACCCAGCCGCCCTCGCTGCGGAGTATCGCCAAAAGGTTCAGGAGGCCGATCCCAACGACCCGAACTGGGTGGGCTGATTCTCAGCCGTGGGCCTGGCCCCTGTTATTCAAGGAGCCTGACTGATGGCCGTTCTTCTCAACGAAGTCAATTCCATCGCTACCAAGAAGATCATGCCTGGGGTGGTGGACTCGTTC